GGATGTCCCGAAGGATTTGATCCATAAAACTGTACCAATGTCCCAAAATAATCATAAGTCGGTGAACAAATTTCAGTGGCAATACCACGCATGATAGTCAAATCATCAGCGTCGTAATTACCACTCAACTCTGCAAGATTAATCAAAATCTTAAAACTCGCCAACATAAATCTTGGAGACATTCGTCCATCAAAAGATTTGTAATCACCTGCAACTACTCTGTCTACTCCATGCTTATATACATGTTTCATCATTTTAGTCCATTCTGGTGATTCCACATTCAAACCAACAGCACATTCAAAAACTTCTTTGTTCTGTTGCATAAGAGCTGAAATCGACAGGAAATACTTCCTGACCAACATTATAAAATAGATATTACATCCAGCAAATACACGAACTTTCTTCTTGCCAATTTTAGTAGGCTCATCTTTTAACGAAGCTTTAAATACAGTATTAATTCGGTTTCCATCCAATAAAGTTTCTTCGAGTTTCTTAATCTCCTCCAAAACTTTAGGATCAATATCTCTAGGGCATGAAATTCCTTCCACAATTCTCTCAGATTTACTTACGAGAGTTGTTTTAGGTCCAGATAAAGGAAACCCACAGGCCGTAGCAAAGTTCATGGCATTAATACCAACTACTCCGTCTAAACCTGCAAGAACTACATCATCATCTAACTTGCCAAGATTATGCAACTTTTTCTTCAACTTAGAAGTCAAAGTCGCATTAAAATCCACAACAGCCTTATCAACTAACGCAGCATCAAATCTATACGCAGTATGTGTTTTATTCTCAATATCCACTTCCTTGTGCATTATATCTCTCATCATGTGAGGCTTATCGTGCATACGTTCTAAGCCCAAATGTTCTTGAACTTTTTGTGAAATCGAAGAAATTACTACTTCAGATTTTGGTGTTGCTCCAGGTCTATTATGTGCTCCATATACAACACACCGTGCGTCACTATCTAAATTTCTAGTAACACATAACTCGTGTGGTTCTTGCAATGGTCCAACATCAATGTCCCCGATTATTGTTTCAAAGGATTGTCCAGCATGTGATGGCAATATTGAAGGTTTCTTTGCAATATTATCAATCGCTTCTAAAACTTGATCGCGTGTAATAAAACCTGCTGCTGCAGTATGGTTTTTCCCACCTAAATGGAATCCACCAATAAACGGCATGTCTTTGTTATCACGACCTACAAATGTCGCCATACACAGACCCTGGAAAGTCTGCTCTGGAAAATAATAACTAAGCGATTCAAATGATCCGCCTAGCGTGGTCCTATTGGTAGTACGTGTACCTAA